AAAGAAAACTTAAAATATCTATTAGGTAGGAAATGGAAGAGAGATGATACTGAATGATATATACTAACCCCCCTGCAACGACAGGATACTATAACATAAAATAAGAAAAAAAACAACGAGTCACATTGACACAATTAGTAAAATGTGCTATAAGGATAAATATGTTTTACGAAAAAAAAGAAAAAACACCAGATGAAAAGTTAGCCATTGCTAAAATACAAGTGATGATGGAAGACGCATTTGGTATATTAAGTAATAGTGAGTCTAGCCCTGCACTACAGTCAAAAGCAAAGAATTGGTTTTATACTGCTGATTGTTCTTTGTGGTGTGATATGGCAGGAACTACACACGATCACATAAAAAAATTGTATGAAACTTTGCAATTTAATTATAAGAATGGTATCATAACACAAAGTGAATTACGATTTGGTATCAGAAGATTGGATAAAAAAATATGAAAAAGATAATCAGTAAGATAAATATATTGTCATTGTACTACCGAACAGAGATTGTTTGGTTTATCATTGGTTTTATTGTAGGAGTTATATTATGAAAAAGAAAAAAATAATTAGTGGTTGGGCAATAATCGCAACTTGGAGTGATGGAACTGAAGAAACTATAACAGAAATTGATGATGATACTGCAGGTTATGTTGACTCTCTTTTAAATGATTACGAAAGTGAGCAAGATGAAGATTAAAGATATAGAAAAAAAGATAGGCACACTATCTAATCCAAGTAAAATGCCTGCGTTTGGTTGGGGTATATCTGCAAAGCATTGTAAGACAGGATCAAAGTTAGCAAAAGTAAAAGGCACTATCTGCCATTCTTGTTATGCATTAAAAGGTAGGTATGTATTTAAAAATGTATTCAATGCACATGAAGTTAGAAGAAATGCAATAGAGCTAAATGAGTGGGTAGATTATATGGCAGAACTACTGACCATAAAATATAAAAACATAGACAAATCAAAGAGATATCACAGGTGGTTTGATGCAGGTGATATACAATCTTATTCACATCTAATGAAAATATTTGAGGTGTGTGAGCATACACCACAGATAAAACATTGGTTGGCTACGAGAGAATATCAAATAATAAAACAAATCAAAGAAGAAGATGTGCCAAAAAATTTATGTTTGCGTGTATCAGCAATCAAAGTAGATAGCCCACCACCTAATTTTTGGAAGTGGACTTCTGGTGTACACAAAGATAAACCTGCAATAGGTAGAGATTGCCCTGCTTACAAACAAGATGGCGAGTGTGGTAGTTGTCGTGCCTGTTGGAGTCGTTCAATTAAACAAGTAAGCTATAAGGAGCATTAATGAAAATATATGGATATGACATAGAACAACAAAGTAAATTTGTAATGGATATTGAAGAACTTTGTATGTGTGTAAATACTATGGATGGATTAAATTCTAATTGTTTTATATTTACAGCAGAAGAGGACAGAGATTTACACTTTAATGATAATTTAAAAGAGGAGAATAAATGATAACATATAAATTTATAACACAAGATAAGTCACAAGATATAGAAGCTATGAGTTTAAAAAAAGCTATGATATCTTTTAATACAAAAGCAGGTGATGCAAAAGATGTGGTAGTAGAATGGAAAAGTAGAAAAAATAATATTAGTTTTTATAAATATAAACTACCATACAGAACAAGAAAAGAAAGAAAAGGTAGACTATGAGGGGGATGAATTATAAAAATATAAGACCTATAGAAATATTACATCATGAGTGGTGCAAAAAAGAAGGTAGAGATACATCATGGTTTAAAAGGAGAAAAGGGGATGATTTATTGGAACCCAAAGAAAATAAAAGAGTTAAAAGAAAAAGGTCTTAAAATAAAAATTATGACTTTAAAAGAATATAACTTGACAAATAAACAAAAATGTGATAAGGAAAATAACAATGAAAAAATACAAAGTAAGAATATTCGGAATGGGAATAGACGCAGTAGCAGTGATGCCATTCGACAACGAACCAGATGCAGATCTAATAGAGAATAATGTAGCTTATTATTTAAATAATAATTTAATGAAAGTAGAAAAGAGTTCTTTCTTTTCTGAAGATAAATATACAATTACATACGAGGAAGTACCTATTTGAATTATAGACAACAGTTAGCAGTTGTGCAAGGTTTGTTTGTGCCACCAGATACAAACATTAGAATGGATTGTCCATTTTGTAATAATAAAAATACATTACTCGTAGATACTACAGAAAATAAAATAAGTTGGTATTGTTTTCATGCGTCTTGTAAAGCAAAAGGAAAAAAAGAAGGAGAAAAAAATATGCACTATGTAGAAAAAGTTCTTCATGGTAATCAGGAATTACACATAGAAGATAAAGACTTTCCAATACCAGATAGTTTTCAATCAATATATTCTAATGAAAAAGCTATGCGTTGGCTATCTACAAATAATTGTTGGGAGGCTTGGTCGTGGGGTAGGGCAGATTTTAGATATGATGTAAAGCAAGATAGAGTTGTATTCTTAATTAAAAATAGATACTCCCATAAGATAGTAGGTGCAGTGGGTAGGGCATTAAATAAAAATGATTACCCAAAGTGGTATATGTATGGTAATAAAGACGTGCCTTTTAAATGTGGTGAGTGTGAGGATTCTGTAATTGTAGAAGATTGTCCGTCAGCTTGTGCAGTATCTAATATATTAACTGGTATAGCTATTATGGGAACTAAATTAAAAGAAATACACAAAAGCCATTTACAACCATATAAAAAATTATATATATGTTTAGATAGAGATGCTACAACAAAAGCATACGATATGGCAAAAAATTTAAGATCCTCTGGATATCCAAATGTAATAGTTAAACCACTAGAAGATGATCTTAAATACTATAACACAGAACAGATAAGGAAAATATTTTATGAATGATAGTATGAAAAAAGAAATATTAGTTAAATGGAATGAATGGAAGTACGATCTCTGGGAAGCTAATAAAAATAACTGGACTCAAAGAGATCAATCAATAGCAGAAACAATAGATCAAATTTTATTAAAGGAGTTAGATGATAGAAAAGCAAATGATTAGGCTTATGCTTAATAAAAAATTTTATACTCAACATAAAGGTATGTTATCACCTACTGTATTTGCAGGTGATATAAGTTCTTTGTATGAAACAATACAAAAAGCACACGAAAAATATGAAGAGGATATAAAAGTAGATGAGTTATATTCTTTGCATACTGCAATATTTAATCCTGCATTGACCCGTGCTGCAAAAGAAAAGTTTAGTGAGTTAGTAGAAGATATCAAAGAAGTACAAGAGCCTAGCAAAGAGATAGCAAAAGATATAATGCGTATCTTATCTGATAGAGATTTAGCACAAAGAATAGCAGTAGAGGCTACAGAAATATTTAATGGTAAAGATGCAAACTTTACAGAAATAACTGGTATGATAGAAAAACATAAACAAAATATCAGTGAAGAAAAAACTCCTGCAGTTACAAGTGATGTAGAACAAGTATTAGATTTGCTAGATGTAACTACGAAATGGAAGTTTAACATACCTGTGTTAAAAGAAAATGTAGGTGGTATTGGTGGTGGTAATTTAATGATAACATTTGCTAGACCAGAAACAGGTAAGACTGCATTCTGGGTTAGTCTATGTGCAGGACCAAATGGATTTGCAGAACAAGGTGCAAAGATACATGCGTTTATAAATGAAGAGCCTGCAATAAGAACACAGATGAGAGCCATATCTTGTTATACTGGTATGACTAGAGAAGAAATAATATTAGAAAAAAAAGTAGCACAAAGTTCTTGGAGTGAAATAAAAAATAACATATCAATGTTTGATACAGTTGATTGGTCAATGGAAGATATAGATGCACATTGTGAAAAACATAAACCAGATATCATAGTAATAGACCAGCTAGATAAAATAAATGTAACTGGCACATATGCAAGAACAGATGAAAAGTTAAGACAGATATATACAAGTGTAAGAGAGATAGCAAAGAGAAGAGATTGTGCAGTTATTGCAATATCCCAAGCATCTGCTGATGCGCACAATAGAAATAGTATTTCATTTGATCAAATGGAAAACTCTAAAACTGGTAAAGCTGCTGAAGCTGATTTAATTATTGGTATAGGTAGAAACTCTAACAGTGATTTAGAAAATAAAATATC